AATCTAACAACAGGCGTATTAGTATTTGTTGCAAACTTAGGTTTGGGAACTGGTACATATACATTTTGGAACTCATCGTTAATTCTACCTGAAAACATTGCAGTTACTGACCCTTATTCAACTCCATTATTAGAGTTTAACGGACCTATACCAAACTATTTTAGTTTTAGTGGAACTCCTGTAAGAAACTTCTATTTCAAACCATCAATACAAGTCAAAGAACTTTACGAACAAATATTTTTGCAAGCTGGTTATGAAATAGAATCAAACTTTTTCGATACATCTTATTTTGAAAAGTATTATTTACCTCTGAAGTTTTTAGATGAAACAATATACACAAAAGGTTCACAACAACCTTGTTTTAATTTTTCTGGTAGTTGTGTTGGCTCACCATGTGATACAACAACTTATATTGACCCATACTATTATGCAAATACCTTAACCGCAGCAACTTGTAATAATATACCATTCACAGCAACCACAACTGGTTTTACAATACCTGCATCATATGAGGGAAGTTATATTTTTCAAGTTATTACAAACTATAATTTAGAGAGTGATGATTTTAATGGTGCAACATTTGGTGGGGCATTAGTAGTTAATGGTAATCCACAATTTTTCTTGAATGCATCACAATCACCTGGCGATGGTATAAACAATTATACTGATACAGCTTTAATACCTTTGAATATAAGTGGTGATACTACTATCAGTTTAGCATATGACCCTAGTTTTAATTCTTATCTTAACTCATATAGTTTTTCTATTTATTTCGCACCGAGAGTTATTATTGGCAACTTTGACTATGCTGCTGAGTTTCCTGATAATGACTTTAAGCAAATAGATTTTATAACAAGTATTAACAAATACTTCAACTTAGTAGTTGTTCCTCACCCAACAAAACAAAACACCTTAATAGTTGAACCAGTCATCGATTATATCGGTAAAGGTGAAATATTAGATTGGACTGATAAAATCGATTGGAATAGTCCTATTACAGTTCAACCGACAACAAGTTACTTGAATGGTACTTTGAACTTTAATTTCAAACTTGATAAAGACCAAATCAATCAACAATTTAATATTGCGGCAAATAGAATATTTGGAACTTATGAGTTTCAGTTAAGTCAGGACTATAAAGATAATGTTATAAACTTCGATACAATATTTGGTTCACCAACTGATGTGTCTATAAATAATAGCAATCAACCATCAATGACTTTATCTTCAATGGCAGCATTGAAAACAGAAGAAATTAACGGAAGTCCAATACAGAAGTTTAACCCATATAAAATAATTCCAAGAATAATATTTAGAGGACCTGTTCTTCCAAATGATAACTGGTCTGTACCATCAACAGGTGGAACTGAAACTTGGTGGGCTGAATCATACGAAATAGATAGGTGGCAATCTACAAATAGGTTTAACACTTATCCATTCAGTTATACAGGTTTCAGTCATTACATTAACTTCAACGCTGCTAACACATATAACTCAACTGAAGATGTCTTCCCTACACAACAAGATATGTATGACATCTACTATTATGATTACATTAGTGATATTGTAAGTCCTGAGAATAAGTTAATTAGAGCAAAGATATATCTAACGCCTTGGGAAATAGGAAACTTAAGGTTCGATGAAAAAATCATCGTTAAAAACAATTATTATAGAGTTAATAAAATATCGAATTATAATTTAACAGAACCAAGTTTATGTGATATTGAGTTAATTAAACTTACAAAAAATTATACACCACATCCAGTAAAGTATTTTAGGTTGGTTTCTTGTGACCCTATGATGGAGAACTTGTATACAAACACTGACTTGAATTATAACTTATATGCTTATGTGGGAAAATATGTTAAGGTTTATAATGATAATGGAAGTTATGTAGATTGTTTTGAAGTTCAAGACCATGTACCAACTCCTAATGTAGATTATTTACATTATTTTATTGGAAGTGGATATACAAGTTCTGGAGTTGGTGTTTATGATAACTGTAATTGTACTGGTAGAACTTCTTTTGATATTATCCAACAAGAATATCCACAACCGACTAATCCTCCAGTTGTAACTCCAAGTGTGACTCCTACAAATACACCAACTAGTACAATAGTTACTACTAATACCCCCACTCCTACACCTACTTTAACTAGCACCCCAACAGTTACTTTAACTAGCACTCCAACAGCTACTTTAACAAGTACTCCAACAGCTACTGAAACTAGTACGCCGACCCCTACTCCTACTGTGACACCAACTTCTTCAGTTCCAGCATTTAGTCCATCATCAGTACCAGATATGATTGGTTGGTGGAAATCAGATGCTGGTGTTTCAACAACAGGAGCAAATGAAGTAACAACTTGGGCAGACCAAGTTTCTGTTATAGGTAATTTAACATTAAATAATGGTCTTAGAGCAACATATTATTCATCAGGTTTTGGAACAAACAGTACACCATATATTAGAAGTAATGCAACGAATTGTAGATATAATTCTGCTAATAACTGGGACGCTAGTGCAAATACAATGTTTATAATCGGTCAGATTGATAGTGTACCTGGTGGTGCTTATGCTGGTTATATGGAAGGGGGTGCATATCCATCTGGTTTCATAATGCTAGATATTGATGGTGGTGCAACACTTGGAATGTCAGTAGGTATGACTAGTTCTTTGGCAACCTCAATAACACCTTCAATTTCTACACCATTCTGTATTAGAAATAGATGGTCTGGTACAACATCAAACCTTTTGAGATTAAATAATGGTTCTGAAGTTAATACTTTTAGTGCATTGTCTTCACCGAGACCTTCACCAGCAAGTCCGTTGTCTCTATTTAATAGAAGCAATGCTGTCTTGGGAACTGATTGGAAGGTTGCAGAAATAATGATTTATAATAGAGTTCTGAACTCAACAGAGTTAGCTGACTTGAATACTTATATTACAAACAAGTATGGTATAACCCTTTAATCTAAAAAATATATTTAATAGTATATGCCATTTCCTCCAACACCTAGCGTTACACCGAGTAATACTCCCACATCAAGTGTTACTCCTTCTGTTACACCAAGTATTACACCAACTAGTCAATCATGTTTTCCTGAAACTCCTACACCTACCCCTACTGTTACACCTACATCGGGAATAACACCTACTCCTACTGTTACAATAACTTCTACACCTACAAATACACCTACTCCTACAGGTTTACCAAATATCTACATTTCTGTTTGTCTTAATCCAGTATTAGATGCTGGTGGTTGTGTTTATATCGTGACTTATGCTGATTATAGCCCTAATGCTTTTGGTAGCGACCCAGCTATCGTTCAAGATGATTTAACTTTACTAACAACTCTAACTGATAATGTTTATGACCAAACAACATATTATCCATTCATATTATCAGGTCAATCTGTAAATTGTAATATAATTTGTGGAGGTGGACCTGATGGTATAGTATCAAGTTATACTATTGAAGCAATAAATCCAAATACAGGTTTAACTGCAAATTATTTAGCAGGTGGAACTTCTATAACTGGTAATTGTGCAACTTGTGAAAGTTGTTCTCAGGTTAGTTTTGAAAAAACAGGTATTGAAGATGCTTTATTTGAGTTTATGGATTGTAGCGGTGTTACACATACCTTTAATGGACCTGATGGTTTTAGTGCAACTTATTGTGGTGTATTAGATACAGCATTAGTATTATCTGGTGGAGGTACTATTCAATATTTTGATACTTGTACTGACCCTGAATCGATAAATCCAGTTACAGTGAGTTTAGGTTATGATGCATCAGATGGTCCTACAGCGTGTACTGTTGCAACAACAGATTATTATTTATTACCGAATACTTCATTAGCTTTGGGAACAACAATATACACTGATTATTCAGTTGATAGTTTATATGTAGTTCCTGATGGTTTTTATTCAGATGGAACTGATGTATATGAAGTGTCTGGTGGTATAGGACAAATAAGTGCAATTACAAGTTGTTAAAAAATTAAATAAAGAAAAATGAGATTAGCAATAAGTCCAACTCCTTCTAATACACCATCTAATACACCGGTAGTTACGCCTTCACCATCTAGTTGTCCTATTATCTGTATGGAAATAGGTACAGGTTTCAATGCTAGAACATATGATATTGCACTAGACCCATCAGGAAGAGTTATTGTTGTTGGTTCATATACCCAATATTCAGGAGTAACTGCAAATAGAGTTATTGGATTGAACGATGATGGTTCGATTAGTAATACATTCAATAGTGGTATAGGATTTACTGGTGGTACAAATGTTAGAACTATTGCAAGACAATCAGATGGTAAATATCTTCTTGGTGGAGGTGATACATTCAATTATGATGGAAATGATACTGAAGGTATTTTGAGAATAAATGCTGATGGTTCATTTGATAGTTCATTCGCTCCATCAGATTTTGGTGGTACACCAGTATTCTACGATATAGCTATTGATTCAAGTGGAAAAATATACACTGGTGGTATATTCACAACTTACAATTCTAATTCACAAAATGCTATAATAAGATTTAATAGTGATGGTTCAAAAGATACATCATTTGATATAGGTTCTGGTTTCAGTCCACAATTAGTACAAATTATAATCCCACAATCAGATGGTAAAGTTTTAGTTGGAGGTCAATTTACTAGTTATTCAGGAGTTTCAGCTAATAGAATAATCAGATTAAATAATGATGGTTCTATTGATAATACATTCAACTATGGAACTGGTTTTAATGCTGATGTTAGAGGAGGTGCTCAACAATCAGATGGTAAATATGTGATTGTTGGAACATTTACAGAATATTCAGGTGTTACAGCTCAAAGAATTATCAGATTAAATAATGATGGTTCTTATGATAGTACTTTCGTATCTACTTCTGGCTTTAGTGCATCACCAGTTGATGTTGTTGTTATACAACCTGATGGTAAATATTTAATTGGTGGTAGTTTCACCAGTTATTCAGGAGTTTCAGTCAATAGAATATGTAGATTAAACACAGATGGAACATTAGATACAACATTCAATACTGGTGGTTCAGGATTAAATGCAGCTGTTGAAGGTATAACATTATTACCAAGTGGAGAAATGTTAGTTGTTGGTTTATTCACAACTTATAACGGATTAGGACCTTACAATAGATACTTAAGGTTAAATAGTGATGGTAGTTCTGATATGTGTATTACAGGAACAACTCCTACCCCTACAGTAACTACTACACAAACAGCTACACCAACCCCTACTCCTTCAGAACCACCACCTACAGCAACTCCTACAATGACTAATACCCCTACAATGACTAATACTCCTACAGTAACTCCAACAACTACATCTTGTGAATGTTTCTATTATGATGTTGTTACTTATGCTGATGACATAGCTAGAGCTAGTGGAAATACAGACACACTTAGAAATGGTGTTGTTTATGTTACTTATAGAAACTGCGATGATAGTGGATTTACAAATGTTACCTTCAATAATGAAGATAGCCCTTATCAAAATGCTATTTGTGTTAATGGTTTAGCTCAGTATAACCCACCATCTATCTTTATATGGCAAGATAATGTACAAAAAACAGACATATTGTCATTTGTTGAAAAAGGTGGTTGTTGTTCTGAGGGAACACCTACTCCTACCCCTACAAATACTCAAACACCTACCCCTACAGAAACTGGTTGTGAGTGTTGGAGATTCCAAAATGAAACTGAAACTTCACATGAAATAACATATACTCCTTGTGGAAGTTTCGAACAAACAATAACAATGACAGCAGGACAAATACTTTATAAATGTGTTGAAGCTGGCACTAGTATAACTTCAACTTCAATAACATATGTACCTTGTACCAATCCAGTTGGTTGTGACTTTGATGCAGATTGTAATGGTTGCTCATTTTAATAGTTGTAGATAAATTAAACGAAAGATATATTTTATAGTATATGGCAAAGGAAGTAGTTTTTAAGTTCAAGGTCGAAGTCGATGGTAAAGAAGTAGAACAAACAGTCAGTTCTATTGATGGTTTCCAAAAAAGAATATCAGACCTACAAACAAAATTAAATGCAGCACCATTAGGTTCTAAACAATTTCAGGAACTTCAGAAAGAATTAAAGAAAACTGAGGGAGCCTTTGATGCTGCAAAAAGTAAAAATCAATCATTCTTAGATAACTTATCGCAAGCTCCTGGTATATTAGGTAGTTTGGGACAATCAATTCAAGGTGCTGGTAAATTATTCAGTAGTTTTAATAATGTTCTCAAGTTCTCATTCTTTGGAATACTCGCCACACTTATTACGAAGGTCGTGGAGAAGCTATCACAGATGGAGGGAGTACTTGACCCATTAACAAAAATAACTGAAATATTTTCAACCGTAATAGGTAAATTAGCTAATGTTATTATGAAGCCCCTATCATTCATTATTGAAGGGGTTGCTTTAGGTTTTGAGAAACTTGGAAATATATTAGGTAAGATAACTGGTGATGGTGAAACTTATGGTGAGACATTAGGAAATATTAGTGAAGGTTTAGATGAACTAGAAGACTCACAAGCTTCATTTGATTTACAACTTCAAAAATCAAACAGAGCACTTGCTGAAGCTAGAGAAGTTGCTGCAGACCAAACAAAATCACTTGAAGAAAGGAAAAAAGCATTACAAGATGCAGATGCAGTTGAAAGAGATTTAGCAAAACAAAATAGGGAAAGAACTTTACAGAGAGCAAGATTACAAGCTCAGCAAATAGCAGCTGAACTTGGTTTTAATGAAGAAAGAATTAAAGCTATAGCCAAATACGATGCAAAAGCATTAGAGAGTTTCACAAAAGAAGTTGATGGTTTCAAAGGACTTAATAGAGACAAGACAAATGCATTGTTAGGTTATATTGGACAAGTTGAAGAAATATCAGCACAAGAAGCAAAGATAGGTAAAAAAACAGCATCAGCAGTCAAAGCACTAGACAATGAGGAAAAACAAAGATTAGAGACAAAAAGAAAAGAAGCCGCTGATGCAGCAAAACAAAGAAGGGCAGACCAAATAGCTGATTATGATGCACAGATAAAGTTATTGATTGGTTTTCAAAATTACACAGAAAAAAAAGATGCCGATTATTATAATAATTTAGAAAAAAAATTACAAGATTTTTATACTAAAAGAAATGAATTAGAGGACAAAGATAATAAATTATCTAAATCTCAAAAAGAAATTAGAAGAAAAGAACAAGAAAAAGCAATATCAGATGCAATAAAAACTGACCAAGAGGCTAGAAAGAAAGCAAGTGAAGATGAAATAAAGAAAGCATCTGAAGATTTCCAAAAATTACTTGCAATAGAAACTCAAAAGAATCAAGCAATATTAGATGAGTCCACTTTATTTTATGAAAAAATGAAGTTGAAATATGGGGACGATTCAAACGAAGCAATAGCCGCAGCAAAAAAGAAAAATGAAGCACAACTCCAATTATATGCTGATGAATTAGCCGCTTTAATGACAAGACAAAAAGACGGAAAAATCTTAACTGAATCAGAAATAAAAAGAATTGGTGAATTAACAAAAACTATAGCACAATTCGGTTTATTCCAAGAACAAGAAGCTCAAAAAGATATTGATAGAGAAACAAGGAAAAATGTAGAAAAGAACTTGTTGAGAATGAAAGAGTTAGAAGAAAGTATCAATAGTCAATATACATCTTTAGAAGAAAAAAAGAGTTTTATTGAAGAAGAAAATAGAATTGCTAAAGAAAATTATGATATGCAGTTATTAGCTGCTGGTGAAAATGCAACAAAAAGACAAGAGATTGAAAGGGGTTATACTGATTTTTTACAATCACAATCAGACAAAAGGGTTAAGATAGAAATAGATTCTATCAATGCAAGAGCACAGATGCTGACATCATATGTTAATTTGGTTGGTCAAGTAGGTGGTTTATTAGCTCAAATAGCAGGTAAAAATAAAGGTATTGCTATTGCTGGTATTATTATTGAACAAGGAGCTGCTTTAGCTAAAGTATTGATTAGTAGAAGTTCAGCTATTGCAACCGCAACTGCCGCAGCAGCACCATTTCTCGCAAATCCATTAACTGCAATACCAGCTCAAGCAACCTTAACTAAAACTATAATACAAGCAAATATTTCCGCAGCACTTTCAGCCGCTGGAATTATAGCTGGTGCCGCTAAAGGTATTGCAGACATCAATAAAGCAGAAACAGGTGGAGGTGCAGAAACAACAGAACAACCAAGAAAGTTAGCGAGTGGTGGTATGGTGTCAGGACCAGGAACTGAAAAATCAGATTCAATACCTGCAATGTTATCCAATGGTGAAAGTGTTATAAATGCAAGGTCAACAAGAATGTTTGCCCCATTATTATCAGCAATTAACCAAATGGGTGGTGGTGAAGCTTTCCAATTTGGTGGTATTGTTTCAAGTAGTGATATGAACTTACAACAACAAAATCAAAGTCTTATAAGTGCATTATCAGGGCAAGAGCCACAACCAATTAAAACTTATGTTGTAGCAACTGATATGACCTCACAACAACAATTTGATAGAGCACAAAAATCACGCTCTACACTATAGTTTTCAACTAAATAAACTATTTTGATATTTATAAGTAATGACTCCAAAAATTATTGAACTTATTATTGAAGATGGGGATGATGAAGCTGGATTAGATGGTATTGCCTTAGTAGAAATGCCAGCACACGAAGCTAATTTTGAATATTTCTCACACGAAGAAAGTAATACACATTATGTGTTATCTGATGAAGAAATACCTAAGGTATTGCAAATGTTTCAAGCTTATGGTGAAACTCAAGGTTCTTTAGAAGAACAAGGGTTTATTCTCCATTCTGTCGTTGAATTAAATAGAGAAGAGTTCCAAATATTAGCTGACCCAAATGCTCCGTCAGCTCAAGATACCCCTGATGTAAAGTTTAGATACAAATATGTAGGTCCTCAAGATAAGAAAAATAGAACATTCTGTGCTGAAATGATGAGAGCTAATAGAGTTTTCAGAATTGAAGATGTAATAGAAATGAGCAATCGTTCTGTTAATCCTGTGGGACCTGATGGTTATGATATATTCACTTGGAGAGGTTCTTATAACTGTAGACACAGGTGGGTACAACTTATTTATAAAAACCCTGGCACTATTATCAACAAAGCATCTGTAAGAAAAGGTCTTATAGATGAAGATGGAATGCCAGGTCCTGATACAAGAACTACTGCTACTATTGAAGCAGGTAATACCCCTCCAAGAACGGGATTTGCGGCATCTAATCCTGATGTTAGTGCATTGCAACCTTATGTAGACCAAGTAACTAAAAAGGTCGAAAAAGAACCGGTATTGGCAGCTCAGGAAGGCAACCTTAATGTATTGGGTTATCTTACTCGTTTCTTCCATTTATGTCCCGGAGCAATAGAATTGTTCCAACATTTAATGTCAATGCCTTTAGATGAAGAAACACAAGGAATGGTTAGAAGTGCAGCACAAGTTGCAGATAATGTGTTTAGAATTGAAGATGAGGTTATTAAAAGGGGTTCAGCAACATTGGATGAACTAGTCCAAGCACAAATATTAGTTGATGACTTCAAAGATATTATACATGAAGTAGATGAGGAGGTTGGTATGATACATAGCACAAGCTTTATGGACGGACACATTATGAAGATAGGCGAGTTAGTCAAACAAGAACTAGCTGGTTTAGAAGATGCGTGTTGGCCTGGTTATGAAGCTATTGGAACTAAAGAACTTGATGGTAAAGAAGTTCCAAATTGTGTTCCTATAAAAGATGAAATGAATGATGATGGGTCTTATTTTATTGGTGAGTTTGCTAGCTTTGATGATTACCCTGAACTTATCCGTAAGAATGCGCAAAAGGTATTAGATTATATTGATAGAACAGGTAATCCAAATAATTGTATGACTCAGGTTGGTAAAGTCAGAGCTCAGCAATTAGCACAGGGTAAACCCATTTCAATAGAAACAGTTAAGCGTATGAAAGCTTATATCACAAGACATCAGAAAGACCTACAAGCAAGTAAGTCATATGATGATGGTTGTGGGTTATTAGCAATGGATGCTTGGGGTGGAGTTGAAGCTTTGCCTTGGGTAGAAAGAACGATAAGTCAGTATGAAGAAATGAATGCTGACACAGAAATGGTTTTTTCAGTATTTAATAATGAACAAAGGCTTGTTGTAGGACCTGCCATGATACCTGATAAGATGATTATTAGGAGAAATGAGATAACAGGAAATATTTATTATGTCTATTTCACAGAAGAAACCATTAAGAAGCTTCAACAGAAGTTTATGATGGAAAAACTACTTGATAAGACAAATATAGAACACCAAAGAAAGTTCTTAAAAAATGTTGATGTTGTCGAGAGTTGGATTGTAGAGGATGAGCAAAAAGATAAACAACAAGTTTTTGGTATGAATTATCCCAAAGGTACTTGGATGATATCGATGAAAGTTAACGATGACGAAACTTGGAACAAAGTTAAGGATGGTAAGTTGAAAGGTTTTTCTGTTCAAGGTTACTTCTTAGAAAAAGCTAAGTTTAACTCACAAGATGAGCAATTACTACAAGAAATAAAAAATATTCTGAAACAAGTTGTATGATGAATTACCGAGACGCTATAAGAAAAATAAATAAACTATTTGGTTTCCAAAAGTTTAACTCATATAAGTTAAAGGACTCAGACCAAGAGTTAGTATTACAAAATGATTTGGCTTTAGATGAGCCAATTTACATTATTACTGATGATGGACAGCTTCCTGCTAAAGATGGTGAGTATTTACTTGAAGATACAACCAAAATAAAAATCCAGGACGGTAAAGTCCAAGAAATAAAATACGATATGGAAAAGAAAGAAAGCTTCGTTGAAGCCGCTTTGAAAGATGGTACAATCGTTAAATCAAATACATTTGATGTAGGCGAAGAAGTCAAAGTTGTAAGTCCAGATGGTAAAGAAGTTCCAGCACCTGATGGGGAGCATGAGTTGTCCCTCAAAGATAGTGAAGGAAAAGAAGTACTTATCAAGATTATAACTAAAGACGGAAAAATCGTTGAAAGAGAAAATGTAGAACTTCCAATGGAAGAGGAAGAAATGGGCATGGTTCCAGAACTTTCAGAAGGAAACGATATCATTGATAGCGAGTTCAAAAAAATTATGATGGAGAAAATGGAAGGTCTAATCTCCAAAATCGATTCTATTGCTGCAGATTATGAAGATATGAAGAAAAAAGTATCTAAGTTTTCTAAAGAACCAGCAGGTGAGCCGGTTAGACAATCAAAGAATGTAATTTCTGAATATGAAACAGTAAAAAACAACCATATTCAGCAGTTAATAAACATCAGAGCTAACGCGATGAATAAAAAATAAAAAATAAAATAAAAACCAAAAAACTATGGCAAATAAGAAATATGATTTCGGTTTTAATCTATCTTCACTTCAGTCTTACACAGATGAGGTTGGTGGAGAGTTGATTAGAAGAGCTATACTTGAAGGTGAAACAGCTAAGATTATCAAGGTACAACCTGGTATCAAAGGGTCTCAATCAATCAACTTGCTTGACTCTACTTTGTATGTACAGGACGGAACTTGCGGTTGGACTTCAAGTGGTGCTACTACTTACACTCAGAGAGACATTACTGTGTGTAACTACAAAGTTAATGAAGCTTTGTGTCCTGCAGACCTTAACGATTACTGGTTAGGTCAACTATTAACTCCTGGTTCATACAATGAAACAGTACCTTTCGAGCAGCAAATTGCTGAGTTGAAGACAGCACAGATTTCTCAATACATTGAGAACTTGATGTGGCAAGCTTCTTCTGCAACAACTTGTTTCTCTGGTTTCAAAGAATTGTTCGGTCAATTAGGTACTGGAACAACTACTGTAACTGGTGGTATCGTTGTAACAGGTCAATCAGCAATCTCTTCTGTTTCAGCTTTGACTCAGGTAGATGCACTTGTTGAACAAATCCCTGATGATGTTGTTGATAGAACTGACTGGGTTGTTTTCATGTCACATGCAAACTACAGAAAGTACTTAATCAACTACAGAACTGCTAACTACTATCATTTCAACCCTGAGAACTCTTACCAAGATTTCAAAACCTTCCATCCAGCAACGAACATCCTTGTTCATCCAGTTGGTGGTTTGAATGGTTCTAATCTTGTTGTATTAGCTCCTGCAGGTTATATGGTAATGGGTGTGGACTTGATGTCAGACTCTGAAACACTTAAGATGTTCTACTCTGTTGACTTCGATGAAGTTAGATTGAGAAGTAACTTCAAAATCGGTGTTCAGGTTGCATGGCCTCAGTTCGTAATCACAAATGGTCTTTCTTAATAAACACAAAAACTAAAATTAAAACACTATGAGTTTATCAGCATGTTATGTAACTTCTAATATCTGCAAAGGATGTAGAGACAATGTCGGTGGTATACAAGCCGCATATGTAATAGCTGGTTGTGTAACTGGTACAACTGTAGACGCTGATGGTAAGATACTTACAATCGGTGCAACAGGTGGTACAGTTTATAGTTATGTGTTTGAGAAGAATACAAGTACTTATGTTGAAGCTATCAACGCTTCAATCGAGAATGGTACAGTATTCTATCAGCAAGATTTGACTATGGTATTCTTCAAGCTTCAACAAGCTATTAGAAACCAATTAAGATTACTTGCTCAGAACACTAACTTGAAAGTGATAGTTGAAACAAATAATGGTTCTTATTGGTATTTAGGTGAAACCTTTGGTATGACCCTAAGTGCTGGTAGTGGTGAATCAGGAACAGCTTACGGAGACAGAAATGGTTATTCAGTAACCTTGACTGGTCTTGAAGCTGAACCAGCTAGAGAACTAGCTAACCCACTAAGTTCAACATTTGTTAACTTAACACTTCAATCTTGCACAGCTTGCTAAGATAAAAATATAAATGAAGGGGGTGTAATAGCCCCCTTTATTTTAATTTCACAAAGATTATGGCAAAAACTTGGGGAGTTCCTGGAAAAAGACAAACTTATTTATCACCTGGCGAGCAAATAGCAAAAATGCCGAAGGTGCCTTTGAATGCAAACCCGCTACAAGCTTGGGATTACAAAAAATCTAGATATAGAAGAATAGACCTGTATCCAAAGGCAGTTTCAGAAAACGCACAGCAAGGTGGTGTAGTTGCACTTGCATCAGCCCCACCAAGTCCTGCTGGTTGTTCTGTAATAACTTTTTATACAGACGGACCAGTTGACCCAGTCTTCCAATTTACAGATTGTAATGGAGACACTCATACATTCAATGGTCCACAAAGCTTTTCTAACGATTATTGTGGAGATTTCAGTTCTGCGGTTGTTATATCAGGTGATGGTGTCATTGAATTATTTGGTGATTGTGCTGACCCGACACAATATAATCCAATATTAGTTAATTTGGGTTATGATGTATCAAACAAGTATTCAGCTTGTTCTGCTTCAGCTACAACATATTATTTGATTTATAATGAAACATTGACTACTGGTTCAACAATTTATACAGATTATTCAGTAGACTCATCATTCTATGCTCCTGATGGATATTATTCTGATGGGACTGATGTTTATGTTATTAGTGGAGGAAACGGACAGATTACTTCTATACAATCATGCACACCGAAAGTTTGGAATACAACATCGACTGATTGGAATAATGAAAGTGAAACTTGGGATACAATTTAATTATAAATTATGGCAACATTATCAGGACAAACAGTACAATCAACTTATCAAGGTCTATTAAAGTTTGCTGACTCAACGACTGGTATAACTAGTTCATTTCAAGCAATCCAAGATGGTTTGGGTAATGATACTGGTATAAGAATTAAACCAAATGAGTTTGATGTTCCAAATCTGATGAGTTTGAGACCTATGAAGGGACAATTTTATGGTAATGGTCAATCAACAACAGGAGGTGGGTCAGCGGCTCAAAACTTGATAACAGCAACAGCATTTATAGATATTGGTGTATATTCATATTCAGCAATAAGTATAAACATTACTAGTGCTACAACAACAAGTGATACTTTTGAATTAGGATTTTATGGTCCACAATGGACATCAGAAGGTATAATGCCAGGTTCATATATTTTTACAGGTATTACAGCTTCAACTTCTACTATAGGACAAAAAACTTTTGTATTTCCATCACCAATAAGTTTTTCAGGAACACCAGGACTCAACTTTTTAGTACAAAAGATTTCCAATAGTGGAGTTACTCCAACTGTGAGATACTCAATACCAATATTATCATTAAACTCAACAAATATTATTCAATGGGATTTAGGTTTCATAAAAAACTTTGATAATGCAGCTGCTCAACAACCATTTAGGACAATTAACGGGCTCGGCTCATTAAGTTATTCAGGTGTAACTGATTTCGAATCTACTTTTAATCCTGATATTTTGGTTTCAGGACAATCATCAACTTTGCAAACTAGTTTACTAGGTTTTGTATTACATACAATTTAATAATATGGGTAGTTTATCAGGACAAACAATTCAATCAACATATCAAGGATTATTAAAATTATCTGACTCAACAACAGGTATAACTAACTCATATCAACAAATACAAGATGGTTTAGGTAATGATACAGGTATAAAAATTAAAAATAATTCTATTTTTGATAATGCACATCAAACCACAACTAATTTCAAACCAAAAAGTTTAGGTTCAGGTTTTTCGAACACAGCTATAAATGCTCCTACATATAAAAATTATTTGGTTGCTCAATTATTCTTGGATTATGGTAAATATTCATACTCGTCAATAACATTTAATATTAGAACAGCAACAACTACAAATGATACTTTACAAGTAGCACTTTATTCATCACAAATGACCGCAAATGGAGTATTACCAAAAGATAAAATTAGTGATACAGTATCAATACCATTAAATGCAACCAATCAAGTAACTGTTCCATTTACTAATAATTTTTCTTTTTCAGGTTCTCCAGGTTTGAACTTTTTAATGCTTTTACCTTCAACTACTGCAACTACATTTAGTTTTAGACCAGCAGGAGTTACTACTACATTTTTACCAAGTGGATTATTAGATATGAATGGACTAAATGGTCCAAATAATGGTATTTATTTTATTCATTGTACTCGTGCTTTAGGGACTGCTAATAATGTGGCGGCAATTTATGGTTTTTCTGGATTGACTAGCTTTGCGTCAGCTTATACTAGTTCACAGATTTCATCAGCTCAATCTGTATTATCAAATCCAAATAATATAGGATTTATTCTAAATGTAGTTTAATATGGCAACTTTATCAGGACAAACAATTCAATCAACATATCAAGGATTATTGAAGCTAGCTAATTCAACAACTGGTATAACTAATAGCGTACAATCTATTGAAGATGGCTTAGGAAACAATACTGGTATAAATATAAAGAGTAATTTTTTGAATGCATCAAATCAAATACCAATTGGTACATTCAAAAACAAATATTTTGGTGTTGGGATAGATAATGCTGCTGATGCTATTACTTCAGGTAATCAAAATTGTATAAATACTAGAGCATTCTATATTCCTGAATATTATTCATTTTCTGCTATTTCTATAGCTAATGGTGTTAATGCGACAACTGAAGATTTATTTGAGGCTGCTTTTTATACTGCAGAAATGGGTTCAAATGGACTTTATCCTAAGGATGTAATTATATCAGGTATAACTGCTCAAACTACTAGTGGTGCTACTGCATTAAAAACATATGTATTTCCAACTCCTATTACTTTTTCAGCAACGCCTGGTATGAACTTTTTTGTTACAAAAATAACAACTACAGCTGCAACTAGAACTGCTAACTTTTGGCTCAGCAGAATAGAGTTCACAAATGGAAGGTCTAATGCATTAGTTCAAGCATATGGTTTCAATTTAGGTGCTAACTCAACAGTTTACAATGGATATATGGGTAAAAATGTTGATGGTTTTGCTTGTTTCACAGGTTTAACAACATTTAATCAGTCATATACAGAGTCAGATTTTAATTCTCCATCAACAACTAGAGGTTTGAG